CGACACTCGAACTCAAAGAGAAGAGGTGCGATCCGCCCCATGGTAGCAGGGAAAAGCTCCAGCCCAAAGCACAGGGCCGAAATAACTAAATGTCTCAATGTGCTTCTCGTGATCTGCCGAATGTTCGGGTTCAGTGGTAAGGCTCCACTGAAGGGTACTATCGATCACTGGGAGGGATTGGCTCAAGAGGAAGGTGTCGGTTGGATGAAGATCGCTAAATATAAACTAGCGGCCTTCTTCGCATACCATCACAACTGCCCTCCTTTACCAACTCCCCCAATGAAAGGGAAGGACCATCCAGGAGCTTTATTCAATGGGCGACTCGGACGGTGGTGTCAATTAATGCTACAGAGGGGGTCCAAGGAATGGCGTTACGAGTTCCTCGCTTCGATCAAACAATCGAAGAAAGGAATGCCTCGCGACGTCTCCAAGGCAACCCTTCGGCTACAGGAAGACATCACTGTTGAGAAACTCACCACAAAACCCGAAGAACGACAGAAGGGATATATACCGCTAGTTCCCTGGAGTGAGTGGGAGGAATACCCGGATAAGGTCGAACTGACACTGAACCAAGAGACCTGGAAAAACCAGATTCGAAGGACAGTGAAAGAACTATTCACCGGGCATCCCCTCACCACACAACAGAGGGTAGCGGCATTCTTCCCAAGTACCTCAGCAAACTACATTATGAACCGGAAGAATGCGGGCGCAATAGGAGCGATCCTAGAACACCCCAGTCTTATGACGGGTCTAAGAGTTAAAGGCGGGTACTTACACGAGACGGAGACAAAATCTAGAGAGAGAGATGAAGACGAACAGATGGAAAATGAGCAATGGTTGAAGTCAGGGTTAGAGTTCACACCTGGGTACGACGCAGCATTTACGAAGCTATGGATAAGACTTCTTAGCGCTGCGGCACAGGAGGAGCAAAATGCAGAGCCAGTGGCTCTACCTGAGCCCCTCAAGTACCGGGTGATCACAAAAGGGCCCCCTTACACTCAAACTACACTCCGGGCGTTGTGGAAGCACATGCACACAGTCGTACGAAAGCATCCTGCCTTCTCACTAATTGGTGAACCAGTCGACGAAATTTATATCACCGACCGATTGGGACTTCAGTTAGAAGAAGGACAGAAATATTTAAGCGGCGACTACAGAGATGCAACAAATGGTCTTTTCAGTTGGGCTTCAGAAGAGGCTGCCGATGAAATTGGCATCCAGACTGAATTATACCCAGTTGAAAAGCGACTTTTTAAGGCCAGTCTTACTGGTCACACTCTGAGGGGCAAGAAACAACAAACCGGGCAGCTCATGGGAAGCATCACAAGCTTCGTGGTACTCTGCATTATCAATGCAACCGCCGTCCGGTGGTCATTAGAAGTAGATCGCAAAAGGCTATTCACCTTACGCGACGCACCCATGATGATCAACGGAGACGATTGCGCATTGAAATGTACAGAAATAGGAAGACAAGCCTGGAAAATCATCACAGCCTTTGTCGGACTGGAGGAATCAGTCGGGAAGACATACTTCACAGATCAATTTGTAGAGATCAACTCTACACAATTTATCCGAGACGCAGCCAACCCACAGACTCTTATACTCCAAAAGACAGAGGTCCGAAAGAACCCCGTTAAATATGACGGGGCTCCAAAGACAGTGACAACGACCAGAATGGTCAAAAGGTCAATTCCTTTCCGCTTAACAAGATACATCAACGCTGGCCTTCTTTTCGGCCTAAAGCGTTCAGGGCTATCCGTTGGTCTCAACGACCAGGACGACCCCAGAAATAACTTGGGAAGTAGATACCGCGAACTTATGAGATTAGCTCCCTTCCATCTTCGGGACACAGCACACAAGGCATTCATCAACCACCACAGAGAACTCCTTGACAAAACCCACCTGCCCTGGTATGCACCAGAATGGATCGGGGGAGTCGGGCTGACAGGCTTCAAGGAGCCCAGTGAAAAGGATCTACGTATAGCACGTATGATCACGCTCAACTGGGCCTCCAAGAGACCTATCAGCCTAGCTCACCAAGAAGCCAACTGGAAAACATGGCAAGTCGCGTCAAAAAGAGTTCCGACGCCCTTTGTGGTGGACGAGAAGAACAGTGGGACGGAAGTCTACAACCGGGCAGTAGCATCTGAATGCATAAACCTATTGTTCGACTCCAACATCACA